ACCCGAGGAGATAACCAGCGAGGTGAACGACACCTTCGACGTGCTCCTGCCCCACTCCGCAACCATCCGTCTGCAGACCGACCGCCACATCCCCGAGCTCTACACTGCCCTGTGCCGTAACTGCGCCGTGAACGTAACCGTCGGCACGGAGGTCGTGTTCATGGGCTTCATAGAGCCCCTCAGCTACTCCCAGCCCTTCGTCAGCGTGGCCGACGAGCTGGAGCTCAGCTGTGTGGACTGCCTCAGCGCGCTGCAGTACTCAAACTTCAAGAACGTGGGCAGCGCGGGAGTGGACTACGACGAGATACGGGGGAACGCGGGGAGAGCCACCCTGTGGTCGCTCATGCGCGAGATACTGCTCCCCGTGCTCACGGACGCGAGCATCAGCGGAGGCGCGCTGCGCATCTTCTACGACGGGAGCAAGGCCGTGAACGCCAGCAACGCCACGAAATACACCATCTTCAGCGACCTCAGCATATCCGAGCTCCTCTTTCTCGGTGACGACAAGGACGACGTGGACACCCAGCAGGACGTGCTCACCGAAATTCTCCGCTACCTCAACCTCCATATCGAGCAGAGAGGGCGTGACCTCTACATCTTCGACTGGGCCACCATGAAAGGCACGGGAAGCGTCAACTGGCGTGACCTCTTCAGCGGCAACACCATGACGCAGGCGAGGAGCACCGTCGCCCTCACCCAGCAGCCGGGCCAGCCTGGCACTGTCAGCGACGACTCCGCAAGCATAGAGATAGGCGAGGTCTACAACCGCATAGAGCTGACCGCCGACGTGCAGAAGATAGACACCCTCGTTGACGACATCCTCGACGAGGACATGATGGAGAGTCCGTACACCTACAACCAGCTTTACCTCACCCACATCGTCAGTGAGAAGACAAACCACAAGATTTTCCGTCACGCCTGCGCCAAGGCCGTGAACAGGAGCCTCAACGTGTGGACGAAGGACGACGGGCAGACCGACGGAAAAGTGGAGATAAAGGACTACTACGTGCGCATCATGCGCCACAAGTCGTGGACGTTCCCCGTCACCATAGACGGAGTAACGGAGGACATCGTTGACCATTTCTGCGGTGACGGAAGCACGCAGGACACCATCCTCAACTATCTGGGAAGACACCTCGGCGCCTGCCTGCTGAGGCTCGGCACCGCCACCTACACACCCGACTACAAGGACAACAGCCCCGTCAGTAAAATCAGCTGGGAGACCATCCTCTACGTGGGACGCCATTACGGCAACGGCGGAAGCTGGGGCGACCTCGTACCGTACGAGACCGCCGACACCGACCTGTACGCCGCCTCACCCGTCGCCGTGTACACGGGTGCGAGGCTGGGTGCGAGCATAAGCCCCGCCGACACCACCACCACCAACTATATCGTCATCAGCGGAAAGATGGCGGTCGTGGACGGCCAGAACATGCCGTGGATGAACGCCAAGTGGTACGTGGAGAACTGGGACGACACCACCGACGCCGCGGGCACATACCTCCGTGACCGTAAGCGCGACGGCACGAACGGAGACGTGTACGCCGCATGGCAGCAGTGGAAGCGCACATGGGACGCGCGTGGCTACTGGTGGGACGCCCCGCAGTCCGTCAGCTATTCCGACAAACTTGACTTCGACCGATTCTGCAAGCCCTCCTACTGGGTGCAGGGCATGGTGCCACTCAACGGCAAGTTCGAGAGCCGGTATCCTTACGACTACTCAGCCGCCAAGGATAAGACCGACGCCATCAGCAAGCTCGGTCTGCTCGCCTGCATGCTGAGGGTCGGCGGCAAGGTGTGTGTGGAGCATGACGCCATAGACGGCGCAAGCTACTCGTTCACATGGGAGACCTACAGACAGCAGAGCGAGTGCGCCACGGAGGATGAGTACTGGAACCAGTGCATCTTCCTCGGAATCGACCCCAAGAACGGCGACCCCATCTTCAACAAGGAATACAGCCTCGCCAACAACGTGACCGTCGACATGGGCATCGACACGGAAGGCATGGCCATCCCAATCACCAAGGCCGACAACCTCAGCGGTGACGTCCGTTTCGAGATTCTCGGCCTCGTCAACCTCACGTGGGACGAGTACAAGAAACGGCACAAGACCTGGTTCCGCAAGGAGAAATGGTCAGCCGCCACACAGGAACTCCTGAAGCAGATGAAGGCCGTGATCGTGAAGAAGCTCGACATCACCCTGGAGAGCGACAACGGCTTCTTCGACCCGCTGGAGGATGAGGACCTGGTGTATGTGAGCGACACCGACGAGAGCTACGTCAACGTCAACGACTCGCAGACCTTCCGCATCACCTCCGACCTCACCGCAGAGGAGGCCGCCGAACTCGGGACGAGGACCTACCCCAAGCTGTCCGCACCGTACAAGGGCGACGAGACGGTGACGCAGATATACGACCGCACGAAGAACACCACCGCCAAGCCAGAGCAACTTTACGTCGACAGCTACTACGCGGAGTACCACACCCCGCGGGTGACGATGGACGTGTCGCTGGAGGAGAGAGGCGGCAGGCTTACGAAATACACCCACGGAGCCCTCGAAGGCAAGCAGTTCTACATTGTCGGAGAGAGCATGAACGCAGACGGAACCACAACCCTAAAACTGAAGGAGACCGATGATTAACGTACGCATCATACGCAGGGCGAAGAGCCAGACAGGCACCGGGGCGGGCACCGCCTACTCAGGAGGCACCGCCGTGATAGCAGGCACCGTCGACGAGGCGAAGCACGCCTATGTGGCCGACAGGGCAGGCAGTGCGGAGTATGCAGACAAGTCCGGATACGCCGACACGGCAGGCACCGCCACGAGAGCCCACACCGCCGACAACCTCGCAGACGACTTCGAGTACCCCGACCGCTGGATCCGCAACGACGAGAGCGACACGGCGAGCGGTGATCTGTACACCTTCAAGCACGACGTCACCGTAACCGAGGACACCGTCCATGGAGGCACCACCACGCATAACGGGCAGACGACGCACAACGCCAGGGCGGTGTTCAAGCAGCATTTCGACCTGCCGAACGAGAGCGTGGGACGGATAGCCGGCACGCTCCACTTCGCCAACACCATAGAGCAGGCGGGGACGGCACAGCCAAACGGGAGCATCAGCGGTACGGGCATCGCACAGATGAAGAAAATGACGCTGACTGGTCCAGACACGGCGGGGCAGTACGACACGCTGGACGTGACGGGCACGAGCATCATGCGGGACATCATAGGGCCTTATTCGGGGAGTGTGCGGTTCGAGGACGGCTTCACGGGACACGGATTCAGGATTTGGAAGGACGAGAACAACGCATACCACGTCACAACAGACTACCTGACCGTGCGCCAGCAGATGAAGGTGTTCGAGCTGCTGATTCAGAAGATACGGAGCACGGCTGGAAGCATCGTCGTGAGTGACGCCAACGGAAAGATAAAGCGTGTGGAGGAGATGACCATCGCCAGCGAGAACGACACGTGGCTGATTTGGTTTGAGACCGACCACGACTTCGCCCCAGGCGACATCATGAGGGTGCAGTCATGGAAGGGTCTCGGCACATCGGCAGGGTCGTATGAGAACACCTCATGGTGGGGTGTTGTCGGTGCGGTGCGGGTTCTTGACGGTGAGAAGGTTGTTTTGATGAGCAAGAGCACATGGTCGGGAAGCGTGCCAAAGGAAGGCGACGAGGTGGTGCAGTGGGGAAACACAGGAGTTACTACAGGCCGTGACAAGATTCTCTATCTCACCGCAGCAGAGAACGACCGCATAGGTATCTCGATGTACGAGGACGTGAACACCATAAATGGTGGTCACCTCACGCTGAAAATCGGGGATTTGAGCGGCATCAACGACAACGTGTTCGGACAGCTCAGCGGATGGGGCTTGTACGCACAGAGCGTCTATCTGAGGAGCGACAACATAGCCGGCTCTGACGGCAAGACCATCAGCCAGCGGTTCCAGGTTGCCGAAGGAAAACTGGAGAGTGTTATTTCGGGAACGAGGGCGCTCACCAAGGGTGACTCCATCGTGAGCAACTACGACTTCGAGGACGGCGACACCTTCCCCGACGGATGGGGAGTGGTCGGAGTTGACGGGACTGCCCTGTCCGACGGTACGTCACTGCTGAGTGACGGGCAGGAACTTATAGCAGGCTACGGAGGCACTAACTACGTGGTCTGCATCCACGAAGACCCTCTCACATACATACGCATCATCGACGACGTTAGCGATGAGTTCACGGCTGGATTCCGTCAGGACGTGAATATCATGCGTCAGGATTTGTGGACTCCGGGCAGCCAGCATGACGCCAAGACCGTGGAGATGCGGTTCAGATACCGGATGAAGCCCGGAAGCAGTCTCAGCGTGGAGTTTTACAGCACCTACGGAAAGACGACCGTCATGTGCGACACCGACCGCAACCACGAAGTGTACGGCTTGAAGACCCCGCTGAGGGCCGACAACAAGTGGCATGACTGCATCTATTACGGCGAGTACATAGGCGGGAGCGGTTACCTCACCGTGTACGGCCTGGGGCAGGTTGATGTCACCCATATCGAGTGCCGGACCGCGGACTCGGTGGCGTACACCACCACAAAGATAGCGCAGACTGACGAAGAGATTACTGCCATGGCTGAGATGGTGACGGCACAGGGAAACGAAATCACAAAGGCGCAGAGTGCCATCACGGTGAACGCTGAAAGTATCACCGCTCTCTCTGGCAGGATGTCCACGGCAGAAGGAAGGGTCACCACCCTTGAGCAGGCGGGCTTTGTCACGTCATCTCAGATGGCAGGACAGGTGTCAAGCGTGATAAACGACCCACAAGTCGCGTCAGTGTTACAAGAAACATACGCCACCAACGAGGGATTGAGCGGGGAACTTGCGAAATACGTGCTCAACACCGCTTATCAGAGCGCAATGGAGAGCATACAACATAATTTCGCCGACGTAAACACCGCACTTGGGCAGAGGCCGACAGAGCAGGCGGTGCGCGGGCTGATAACCGAGGGCACGTCTGGTTTCGTGAACAGCGGAAGCCTTGCCAGCATGTTCAGCGGTTACTGGACTTACTGGAAATATACCGACGAGGGGGCGAGTACTTTCTTTCCGAACTACGACCACGACTCAGAAGGCTATGTCGTGGACTCCAATGGGAAACGGCAACTCAAATATAATGTGTCGGCATCCATCAGCACGTTCAATTTCGTGGAGTATGAGACAAGTGGAGGTGAGAAGGTCATAAAGGGAGGAATCAAGATGCAGGCTGACCAGATACTCCAGCTTGCGAACAAGATTCAGGCGGTAGTCAGCCAGATGTCTATCACCGCCGACACGATTGAGATACATGACCCCGCTACCAATGAGAAGACCTTGTGGATTAACGGAAACGGAAACGTCACAATGAGGGGGGTCTTGCTTAACCTCATCCAGTCCATCGACTCTTCCTCAAATCTGATTATAAGCAACTCTGAGGAGGCTGGCGGTGAGAACTGCAACCCCGAAGCAACCGACTGGCCTACACAAGGCAGTGACTTCGACTCACTGGACTTCCTCATGATGGGCGACACTATAAAGATGACCAACGACAAAGGCCACGGGTTTATCGTTCCTTTCTACATTGCAAATGTCAATCAGGGTGGTAACGAATGTTATGCGCGGACATGGACGAGATATGGAGGCACGTTGCACAAAATCACAACCGATGAACTGCTTATGTTTGTCGGAAGGCGGTACAACATCATCATGAGCCAATACAACACTGCGTCAACTGACGGTGACCGATACCTTCATGCTCCCGAACTGATTGAGGTGAGCGACGGCTCGGTGACATCTCCTAACGGAGTCTCGACCATTGAATACAGGGGCATCAAACTTGGTGTTCAACAAGTCATATCACTTGAATTTAGAATGGGAAGGTTTAGATACTCGGCTGGTGGTAATTACAACTATTCTCCCTGTTTCTATTTCAAGATAATTGACACCGCCGGGCAATTACCTAACTGGACTTAAAATTATCTGACCTATGGCATACGAAGAAGAATTTGACTTTCAGACCACCTCTAAGGCTATACAGGGCGACCTTCTGCTGAACGCCACGGACATCACGGCGACGGAACTGCTGGAGAGCGCGGACGGGGTGAAGGTGCCGGTCATCAAGGAGGTGGACGGCATACCGAAGATAAAGCGTGTGACCCTCGACACCTTGACGGGCGGGATAAGCACCGCCATATCCGAGGCGAGGGCCAAGGCTCAGGAGGCGCAGGCACAGGCGACGAGAGCGGAGTCGGCGGCCAGGAGCGCACAGTCGGCGGTGACGGAGGCGCGTGAGGCCATCAGCGAGATGGGCGACACGGTGGCCACCATGCAGGAGCAGATAGATGCCTACCTCTCCACCGTTGACCAGGGCGTGAAGGCACGGCTCGTGGAACTGGGTCAGATGGCGAACACAGGCAAGCTCGACGTGAGGGTGGAGAGCTACCAGCTCTTCGAGGACTTCGTTCAGGTGACGGGCTACACTGGCACGTATGAGCAGTTCCTCGCCGCGTTGCTCCAGGGAGGGGGCGGCGGTACGATAGACGTGGACACGGAGATGTCCTCGACCAGCACGAACCCGGTTCAGAACAAGGCCATCACGGTGGCCATGGCGGGGAAGCAGGACACATTGGAATTTCTAACATCAGCAGACATAAACGCAATCGTAAACTTATAAAACCGAAGAATTATGGCAACAAACTATGACGGAAACAGGGCCATGAACGGCAACAACCTGTACACCTTCTGGGTGACAATCAAGGCTCTCATCCTCGGATGGGTCAGACAGAAGCAGGACACCATCACGGGAGGAGCGAGCACCATCACAGGCGACGACCTCGACAAGAACCGCGCGCTCATCAGCAACGGAAGCGGGAAGGTGGCGGTGAGCGAGGTGACATCAACCGAGCTCGGCTATCTTGACGGGGTGACGGGCAACGTTCAGAACCAGCTGAACGCGAAAGTGAACACGTCGAAGGTGAAGACGACGGAGGACAGCTCGTCCTCGCAGGCGGAGAACGTGTACAGCACCAGCTACATCAACGGGAAACTGGTGCAGGCCTCGTCCTCGCTCGGAATGGTCAGGGCGGGTGAAATCACGGACGTCACGGGCTACATCCCTGTCAAGATACTCAACGCCTCAGGCTCGTCCTCGCAGGGCAACGGCTACCTGTATGTGGCAGAGACCGACATCAGCGGTAAGATGAACAAGGACGTGACAGTCTGCTCCACATCGTACTCCACCGCTGACATGAAGTTTGTCAACGGAACGAACACGACCGTCGCATGGGACGCCACGAACAAGGCCGTGAGGGTGAACTCCACCGACACGAAGATGACCAACAAGAGCTATACCGCAGGCACGGACGCCAAGGTGGTGGTGGGAACGAAAATCACGGGCAACAGCACGCTCGCCGACGTTCAGAAGACCCTCACGGCGGGAACGAACATCTCCATCACGGGAGCGTCGGACAAGATAACGATAGCCTGCACCTACTCGTATACCTTACCAACGGCAGACGACGACACCAAGGGAGGATTTATGACAGGGTTCACGGAGGTCGACGCAACCGATTCAGCGGTCATCCGCCGTGCGGTGAATGTGAGCAATTCAAAAGCCTACGTGAATATTCCTTATGCCACAAGCTCCACGAAGGGAGTCGCCGCCTTCGGTGGCACGATGACCGTCGCAGACGGGGTGGTGAACGTGGACACAACCTCCACCACGTTGAGGAACGGCCTTCTGATGACCACGGCAGACCCCGGACTTGTGTTCCTCTCCGCATCAGCGTCAGACAGCGCAAGCCAGTACGTAGGCTACTCGGCAGGTTATCTCAACACGGCACTTGGAGCGAAAGCCCCTCTCGCCTCTCCTGACTTCTCAGGCACACCGACCATCGGCGGAAACGCCATCGCCACGCAGTCGTACGTGGACTCCGCCATCACTGGCGCCGAGACCTACAAGGGCACGCTCGCAAGCGACGCTGATCTGAAAGCCTACGGCAACTTCAAGGCGGGGTGGTACTGGAGAGTCGCACTGCCGTCGGGAACGTCCACTGCCACGATAGCCGGGCAGACGGTGGAGAGCGGCGACATGGTATATTGCAACGTGACGCACAACCACACGGCGGGGGAGGCCATCACCAACGCCAACTTCAACGTGGTGAACACCAACATCGTGTTCCTCACCGACACGGAGATAGCAGAAATCGTAAACGCGGCATCATAACGGAAAGGAGGTAATATGGCAGCACCGAATTACAGGACATCGACCACGGCGCTCGTCGACGCGCTGAAAGGCTTGTTTGAGAACCGCACTTGCACGGAGGCGCAGGCTATAGCCAACGCCACGAGCAAGCCTAACACGATATACTACACGAGCGACACTCACTGCATAGTGATAGGGGGGAATATCTATGGCAGGGGAGAGCAGATAGTGGCAAGCAACTTTGCCTTCCTTCCTGCAAGTGAGCCTGGTCCTGGGCATGACCCCACATTTCAGGACACTACCAAGATATATGTTCAGCCTGACAGTTCCAATCCCGGGTATTTCAAGCTGTGGTGGTATCTCCAGAGTGAATCAACGTGGATAAACGGAGGCAGCTTTCCTCTTGGTATTCCTCTTACAGCTGAGGACATCTCCTACGACCTTACTCCTACCCCCGACCTTGGAGAAGGCGATGTTCAGAGTGCGATTGAGGCTCTGGACGGGAAGGTGGAGCAACTGAGTCTTGACACCATGGGGAAAGATGAGAGTGGCGAGTATTGGGAGGACGAGTTGCATGAGGTGTACGGATATTCAGGGCTCAGCAATAACCATCGTATAGGGGCTAATTATGCTGGCACATCTGCGTCTGGCTATTATATTTTCATATTTCCGTCAAGCGAGGGTGATGTGTGGAAGGTTGAGAAAGCCGCTGGCAGTGGAAGATGGGAAGGATTCTGGAAAGGAGGAACTGCATACTCGTCTATCACCGCAGCAAACCACTTGCAATCATGGCAACAGGCAAGCGGAACTTTCACCGCTCCTGCTGGCACTACATTGTTTGCGGTTGTCACAAACACGGCAAACCTGCAACTTACGAATGTATGGAAAAAGACCACAAGACCTGTAAAGACTCCTGCTGACATTCAGAGGCAGCTGATTGAAGGGTGGGTACCTTCGGCTATTAACACAACTGACCTTGATGTAGGAGATATAATGCCTTATTGGTCTGTGGCAACAACTGCTCATGGTGTAAGAATTGATGTAAGAAAAGGACAGGTATTGTTGCTTGACCTTGTTAGAACAGGTGGTGCTGTTCCCCTTGTGTTTACTGATGAGAATAGAGTAATAATTGAAAAGCATGAATCTCCTGTATATGGTGCTTTTGAAGCACCTAATGACGGATATGCCTATCTTCAAAAACTCATAAGCCATGATACCGACAACTACTTGTATGTGATGGGTTACGGAGGTCATGCGAAGGATATAGGTAATTTACAGGCACAGTTTGATGCTATGTATCAGAAGGGAGTGGAAGATGGCTCTGCAATGGCTTCCATTGTAGGACTTGGATACAACATTTGGGATTATATCAGCGGTGCTGTGAATTTGGCAGGGTTTGAGTATGGATGCAGATACAGGCAGGACAATCCAAGCATAAGCGGTGATTGTAGGGATAAGTACAAAACTAACTCGTCCCTTGTATATTTTCCTAAAATTGACATGAGCGGTGTTACATCTGGTTCGTCAATGTTCTACGGAACACCTAATTTGATTTTATTACCACCTGAACTGAATTTTAACCATCAGTTTGATTGCTCAAATATGTTTAGAGCCCCAAAGTTGAAGAGAGTGGATTCTTTAGGCAACCTTGTAGTTTCCAATGCGACAAATATGTTTTATGGAGCTACTGCGTTAACTTATGTTGGTAAGGTCAACGTTACTGCTTGCAGTGGGAACAAACTGCTCTATATGTTCCAAGGTTGCTCTGCGCTCACACACATTGACGAGGTGGTGTGTGGTGCTAATAACAACAGCTGGGGAACGTCAGCCACTTACAATATTTTCGGGAACAATACCACTAACACATCTATTCGCTATTGTCTTTTCAAGAACATAGGTGCTGCAAGCGGAAGTGGTACTATATGGTTTCACCGATGCTCTAATTGGGGTGTCGCTACAACTGCTGAACCTGATGCAAGGCAGAGTGTAATAGATACTTTGATAACTTATTCATTCGACAGAGTGGAGGCAGGCTATTCAGCAATTACTGTACAACTCTCACCTGCCACGAAGGCTCTGCTGACTGATGAGGAGATTGAGCAGATTACGGCAAAAGGTTACACAATAGCCTGATTAGTTTAAAGTTTAATGTTTAAAGTTTAAAGACAATGGAAAAGATACAAGCAAAAGAAGGGATGTGGCTCACGCAGAGTGGCGACATCAATGACGAGGAGAGGGTCTTCACGGACTCTGTGTTCCTCGCAGTGAATGACTCAAGGGAAAGATGGAGGGATGCCACCGACCAAGAGAAAACCGAGTGGGAACAAAGGATGGATGCAATCATAGAAGAGGAGGAAATGAACTATGAACAGGAGGGATAAGATTGGCTTGGCGGTGGCTTTCCTGCTTGGACTGCTATTCAACGGTCTCGGCACCATTACCATGGTGCTGAGGGAGTGCTGGCAGTCGTACAAGGGGGGATTCGAGATTGAGACCGCCGACGTGGTGAGATATTCGCTCATGGCATCCGTGGGCGCAGTGGTTAACGTTATAATTATGCTGGTATGGTTGACTTGATTCTGAACGGCGACAGGGAGGCTCTGACGGTCGCCCTGCTCTCACGGCTGGGCATCGTCTTCGTGTCGTGGATTATGATAATCGCCGTGTGCCTTGTGGACTTCTGGGCGGGGGTGTCGGCGGCGAAGGCTGAGGGGACGAAGCTGAACTCGCACGGCTTCCGCAAGACCATCGTGAAGATAGGCGACTACTTCAAGGTGGCTCTCGTGGGCATGATGATTGACATCGTGGGCGGGTTCTTCTCATGGTACGACCTGCCGTACGCGACCATCCTCTTCTCCGTGTCGTCCATCATCATCGAGGGGAAGAGCGTCTTCGAGAACGTGAAGCGCAAGCGCACGGGCGTGGAGAAGGTGGGCGAGCTGGCGAAGGCCATCATGGAGTGCGACAACCTGGAGGAGGCTCTGAGGCTCGTCACGAAGCTCTCCGACCTCAAGGCGGTGCTCATGAAGATGGGCAAGTGGAAGGCGCAGGAGGACAAGCCGAACGACAGCGACTTATACATAGGATAGAGTAGTTTGGTTTTACTTTGTATTTAGTTAGTTTGGTTAGTATTTAATGTGTGTTTTTTTAAGGTTTGTAACTCTTTCCCCGAACCCGTTCGGGAGAATAGGTTCGGGTTTTCATTATGGACTGGATTTTCATTTTTCTCTCAGGCGTGACGGTGGGTTTTATCCTCGGCATCTTCACGTACAACTCGCATGACGAATAAAAAAACCGCCCTCCAATCACTTGGAAGACGGCTCTTGCCCATAAAGGGTCATAATCATGTTTGTATTATTGCACTCAGATGCAAAGTTACGAAAAATTATCTAAAATACAAAGGATTATGGCGAAAATTATTATCTTAGGTACTTGTCATTTGCGCACAACACCGGGCAAGTGCTCTCCCGATGGAAGGCTCAGGGAATATGCCTACGGTCGTGAGGTGGTGACGATGGTGGAATCAGCGTTGAAGAAACTGGGTTACACGGTGTACGTGGACTACCGCCCGACCGAGCCGTTGCAGGCGTGGACGGGCAAGGGATGGCGTGCGGAGCAGAACCGTGAGCTGGCTTACAGGGTGTCGGTTGTCAATTCCATCTGCAAGAAACACGGCACTGGCAACTGCCTGTATGTGTCCGTCCATGTGAACGCGGCTGGAGGCGACGGGAAATGGCACGGGGCGAGCGGGTTCAGCGTGTACGTGTCGAACAACGCATCGGCTGACTCGAAGGCGATGGCACGCAAGTTTGTCGTCAACGCCCTCGACATGGACTTGACGGGCAACCGAAGCATTCCTTTATGCAAGTACTGGCAGGCGAACCTATATGTGCTGAGGAACACATGGTGTCCCGCCGTTCTGACGGAGAACCTTTTCCAGGACAACAAGGAGGACGTGGACTTCCTTCTGAGTGACGAGGGCAGGCAGGCGATAGTCGATTTGCATGTGAGGACGATTGACGAGATAGCGAGATAGCCTATGTGGAAGAAAGACTTGAGAACAATCCTCCTCCTGCTTTTCCTGATGCTCATCTTCGGAGTGGTCTACTCCCTTGTCAGTTGCACAAAGACGCAGGAATCGCTTGTGACGCACGACACGGTGTTCGTGGCGCATTCCCTCACCGACTCCGTTAAAACGCACCACGGAGCGTCTGACAGCCTTGTGAAGGCTCATTCCGACACACTCTACGTTGCCAAGTCGGACTCGGTGTCGCGGGCGTCGGCGTCGGTGGACTCGGTGTACGTGCGTGACTCGGTGTACGTACGGGAGAAAGGTGACAGTGTGTATGTCTACAAGGAGAAGTGGCGGGAACGGCTGGTATTTATGCGTGACACGCTATACAAGAGCCGTACGGACACGGTGCTTAAGATTGTGCGGGATACCGTTGTAAAGGTGCGGACGGACACGGTGCGGTCTGTGCGTTACGTTGAGAGGAGCGACTCGGCATACCATTCTGTTGACGCCAATAAAAAGGTAGTCAAGGAACGCCGGACACTCTCATGGCTGAAAGTGCTCGGCGTGATGGTGATTGTGTTCGGGGTGATTACGGCGTGGAGGAGGCTTCGGTGACCAGTTCCACCGTCGCCCCCAGCGCCTCGGCGATCTTAGCCAGAACGTCGATGCCTACTGAGTATTTCCCTGTCTCAATGCGTCCGATATTGGACTGTGAGAACCCTGTTTTCTCTGCAAGCTGCGCCTGCGTCAGTCCTTTCGCCTTCCGAAGCTCGGCGATACGCTTTCCTATTCTTTCTCTTTCTTCCATTTTCAGAATATGTTGTTTGTTTGTGTAAATTCTCTGTCCTTGAATAGTTCTGCAATACCGCTGAGTTGCTTATATCTCAGCAGCTCATCCGCATCCATCCCTATCTCCTTCATTATCCACTGGTCGCTCATGCCTGCCTTCTTCAGCTCACCTACGATGTTCATCATCAGCTCAACGGAGTGCGACCCCCGTGCTCTGTTGTGGCGGATGGTACTTGCCATCCTGTTGGAGATGTCCTTGTCAATGACAGAGCATGGGAGCAGTCCTCCCTCTCTCTCGTAGATGTCCTTGTGTGTGAGCATGACTGTATAGCGGTGGAAACCGTCCACTATCTCGTAGCGTCCGTCTGGTTTCTGATAGACCACAACGGGCATGGTATAGCCGTCCTCCTTGATAGACTCGTAGAGGAGCCTCATTTCAGGTGGTGCGACATGGTTCGGGTTGTACGAGTTGGCATCGATTTGCTCAACTGGTATGCCCTTGATATTCCAAACAGGTGATTTCATAAATTCGCGTATTTTTTCTGTATTGCCTTTCTTCTTTCCATCTCGTTCTTCGTGAGCGAGAACCCCATGTACTTGCATAGGTGGTCATTTTTCATGATGCACACGCACATGCGCTTGTATGTGGGTATCTCCTTAAATGCCTTTGACTCCGTGTCGTCAAGGTATTCCATCCGCACAGGTTTTTTGTCGGTGTTGTAGTTCGTCGACGGCATCACCTCGATTTGTGCGCCCTCCTCCTCCAGTTCACGGATGGTGTCGTCAGACAGGCATCCACCTTTTTCCTTCCAGAACTTGATGCTCGTCTCCAGCTTTCTGAGATAGCCATCCCTCGCTTGTTTTGGCAGTGTGTCAAGGAGAAAATACAGGTACTGCTTCCACGTGAAATGGTCAGGTTTTGTGATGGCTTTCCATCCCATCACGGTGGTGCCTCCGTACAGCCCGGTAAAATTTACTCCGTTCACCCTGCCTATCATCTTTCCCCAGGTGTCGGGGTCGATTACCTTATACAGCTTCAGAGATTCAGCGGCGCAGTCATTGAACGGAGAGGCGACACGCATTTTGTGGATTGGTACTCCCGCAAGATAGAGGTAGTCGTAAATCTTATTGTACCTCCATCCGTTTCTCGCGTTCGCCGTCCACACATCCTCCAGCTGAAAGTCATAAATAGGGTAGGCAGACACGCATTTCTTCATTATGGTCGTCCAGTTTCTGCCCTTGTAATTCCTTCTGTTCTCCAGCTCGGCATGAATGGTTCTCCACCGGTTCAGGCTTTCGCCCGTCCTGATTCCGACGAAGCAGCAGACATTTCCGTGCGACTCGCAGAGCCATTCTCCGAATGCCTCCTGGAAGTCGTAGTCCCACTGATTTTTCCGGAAGAAAGGGAACTTGTCAGCCGTCATCGCCCATTCAGGCATCTTTCTTACCCACAGATGTCTCATCTCCGCGTCCCATGGTCTCCAGTGATCCTGGAACATGGAGGTGCAGGTCTGCGCCTTGAAAGGTACGCAAACGTGGTAGATGTCCGCAACATCCTTATACCTTTCGATGGTTTGACACACATAGTCGGTGGTCATCTGATATTGCGCCTCATAGTCCATGTGGAAGATACCCCACCGCTTTCCCATGGATGCAGCAACCTCCGCTGTCATCTCCAGGAGAACACCGCTGTCCTTTCCTCCGCTGAATGACACGTAGCAGTAGTCGAATTCATTCAGACACCATTCTATCCGTTTTTTCGCCGCATCATAGACATTCATATAATTCCTCCTTAGTTACTTTTTTCAGATATTCGCTCATGCTGATTTTCTTCTCAATATTCTTGTCGATTAGGTTCTCGAGACCTACGTCACCCGTCAGCTCGTAGTAGTGGCAGTCCTGGTCCTGTCCGGTTCTGTACGTCCTCCGGGTGCTCTGAACGTACATTGCGTAATCCCACACCTTGTCGAAATACACGGTGGTATTGTATTGTTGCATGTTCAGACCAATTCCGCTTTTCTGGATTGTCAGCACCGCACATTCCGGAAATTTTTTCCGGCACAGCTCCGCGCTGGCTATGTAGCGGCAGAAAATAATGGTGCGCTCAGGATCGTTTTCCTCAAGAATCTCACGTACGCAGCGTAGCTTGTCCTCGTCTTGGGCGTATGCCATCTGCATCTCCGTAGTCATGGCGAAAAATATGTTGTTGTTCCGCCACTCCAGCATCTCGTCACTCAGGTAGTCTTCTTTAATTTCCCTGTATCTGTCCTTGTTCGCCTCACTGATGTAGTAGTGCTTGGTGTGCCATTTCTGGGTGATTCCGAGTGTGAGGTTGCATTCGTAGACATAGTGTCTGATGAGTGAGTGCAGGTAGTCCACATTTTCCATACCTGTGACGAATTCCCTTGACCAGCTGCGGCACCCAATCCGTTTCGTGATGGTCGTCGTCGTGCAGAACGTGCGCTTGAACTGTGCGAGTGTCATGTTGAGAATTTTCGGGCTCAGGAATTCCATCTGCGGCCACATGTCGAGCAGGTTCCTTGACACAGGCGTGCCATTAAGCACCAACTTCCATTTCGCCCGCCTGCCTATCTCCAGGACCCGCTTTGTCCGCTTTGCTTCCGCATTTTTGATTTTCAGCGACTCGTCGACGACTACGAAGGGCTCACAGCTTCCCTCGATGGTGTTCAGCAGGTTCATGTATATCCTGTCGCTCGCTGATAGGCTCTCTACGCCCCAGTAGGTGACGGGTGCTTTGAATCCGCCCCATTTCTCCACCTCTGATTGGACCGCTTCAAGTGTCCGAAGCGGTCCAATCCAAACAACACCCGTGCAGGGAGAAGAGTTGACAAGCGTCATGGACGCTCTTGTCTTTCCCGTGCCCGGTTCCATGAACAAGGCACCGACCTTCCATTCCTGGAGGTGCCGGACGGCCTCCGACTGCTGTGTGGTGAGATTAGTCATCTCCTTAATTCATCGATTGTTTTCGGTTCCTCGAAGGACTCGATACGCTCAGGCGTGTAATGCTCCACAACGGTCTCCACATTACCATAACACCCATTATACTTTCCGTCAAGGTAATGCCTCTCATGGTAGTGTCCAATCCAAAATTGCCCGTTTCCGTCGCACGCAGAGATTGGTGTTTTTGGCAGTTCTCCTCTGTTTAGAACGATGTCTGCGGGGTCAATCAGTTCTCCGTGTATGTTATGCTTGTCGTGCGCAAGTGCCTGTCTCAAATTGTAAGGCAGGTTTTCTGACGCGTTGCTGAACACCTTACGCACCCATGACGGGTGAGTGTCTTCCATTATCTCGACTATGGCTACGACCCTGCCGAGGTTGTAAAAATAGTTTTTGTTGTTCTTGTCAAGTCCCATAATATTATTTTTTAAGTTCAGTTATTTCGTTGTCATGTATTGGTTTTATCTTGCAAGGTACATGTTTCTGCACCGTGTACGTAGGCAGCTGCTTGCCGAACTCGTCGAACCAGGCTTGCTTCTTCCTGGAGTACTGGATTGACTTCTTGGACAAAATCCAGGCCGAAATCCAGTAAGCATCACTGCTTGACACCGACAGGTCATCACCGAACACCTGAGACGACGGGATGATGTCGCTCGACCCGTCGAAGGCCGTGGCTTTGAAAGCCCTCTCGCTGATGCGCTCAAGAGCTTTCAACCGTACACTATAGCATAAAGTTCTCATCTCATCTGAAGCATTCCTTAATGTAATCATTGTCCTTGATTGCCTCGTACACTTTCTCGCTGAATGAGCAGAAAAGCTTTCTGGACTTATGGGCCAGTTCCTTGTCTGTCTCCCAGTACTTGCTGATGTTCACCTTCTTTCCCCACTCCTTGTACTCGGCCATGTAGTCGTCCTCAGCCTTCTTGTAGTCCTTCTTTGTCTTGTAGTCAGATGGTGACGGGTACTTTCTGAACTCTGGCCACTCGGCCTTGTTCCTTTCCACAGCCTTGACGAGCTGGTCAAACTCGTCAACATTTGCCACAGGGATCCACACCTTGTCGATGTGGAAAGGACGGTATGCGTCACTCCCTTCGGCGGTCACCCAGTAGTCCGGGTTCTTGGGATAATTTCGGATGGCGGGGAAGCTGTTCTTCGTTGCCCCGTAGTAATTACCATCGCCATCCATGACGAACAGGTCCGGCGAGTTCAGCTCGTACTCCGTCGACGCGATGACGTAGTATTCCTTGACTTCCTCAAGATAGTAGACTGCATCGACGGTCTCGATGAACGGACGTCCGTCCTTCTCGGTGTGCAAGACGAAATCTTCGTCGTCTCCGAGTTCATCAGGAAGCCCGAAGGTTTTGCTCTCCAGCACCTCGTACTTGTAGTCGATGTTGTCAGATGGCATTTCGGTGAACCACCTTGTGTTCTGCTCATCGGCGGTGTAAGCCTCGTATGCGTTTACCTTGTAAAGTGTGATAGTCTTCATAATGTTATGTTTTTTAAGATTGATTATTATTGTAAAAATGATGTAGTATTATACCAGAGCGATGAATTGTGTATTTCTATATTTGTTCACCATGTAGTCATCACCGAGGATTGTGAGATTGTCGTTGTAAGTCCTGTCAAGAAGGGAGTCGAAGAGGGAGTCGAACCGCTTCTGCGAGCGTGGGTTGTTAGCTCTCATATAGGCTAAGAACTGGCACATGAACTCACGGAGTGTGGTGCCGTTATAAAGTTTCTCACCCTTCAGTTGGTTGTGTTTTTCGATAACTTCTTCTCTTCTTGCAGAAAGAGCTTCCATGAGTTCGAATTTTTTCTTCATAATTTTTTTTGCCGCTGTTATGGGTTGCCGCCCCGTTTTAAGTTAGTGTTATGTTTTATTTCTGATGCAAAGTTACGACTATTTTATTACAAATAAGTAATAATTTATATGTTATAAAGCATATTTTGAGGTTTTTTGTGATTTTTTTACGTTTTGGAGGGTTTTTCCTCGCTTTTCTTCTCTCCCAATCTGTCCAGCAGGCGGGCGAAGGATGCCGTGACGGTGGAGTTGAGCACGCGGGCGTACGCCTTCTGCGTGGTTCGGACGGAGGTATGTCCGAGTATCTTCGACACCACCTCGATGGGGAATCCGTGGTTGAGGTAGTACATACCCGACGAACGGCGGAACCAGTGGGAACTGACGGGCTTGTCGATATGGGCGGCGTCTGCGAGTATCTTCAGCCTCATGTTGTACTGCTGGTTGGTCATGCGGTTCATGTCCCAGCCGTTGCGCTCCAGTATCTCCAGGGCGTCGTCAAGCAGGACGACCGTGAAGCCCCGCCCCGTCTTCTGCCTGTCGCCGACGAGCAGGGTGAAGCCGTCCTGCTCGATGGTCATGTCCTTACTGACGGCCACAAGGTCGGCATAGGCCACACCCGTGTAGTACTGGAGCAGCGCCATGTCCCTCACCTTCTCCATGGAGGGCTGGAGGCTGCATTCCCTGATGCGCTGCACCTCGTCCTCGGTGAGCCATCCCTTGATGTCGTCGCCCTCTCCCTTGTCGAGCTTGTAGCCCGCATACGGACTCTTGTCTATGTGCTCACGCTCCACGGCGATCCGTATGTACGCCTTGACAATCTTGTGGTAGCTGTAGAGGGTGGACGGCTTGAGCTGCTTGCGTGCGGTCAGCCAGTCGTTCCACTTGGCGATGTTCGCCCGTGTGAGGTCGGAGAAGGTGACGATGCCGTGCCACTGTTCAAAAGCGTCGAACACCTTGCGGTGCTGCCTCCTGCTCGACTCTCGGATGTCACGGCGTGTGACCATCGTGTCGTGGAAGAACTCGAGGAAGGTGACCTCCTCTGCGTCGCCTCCACGGTCGAGCCAGACGCAGAACTCAGTCCAGCTGAACGGCTTGTCTGCGGTTCGCCTGTCGATGATGTAGTTGTCAATGGCGTTCTTCTGCTCGGTGAGCGAGCGGGAGAGCGTCGGGGCGTCCGGCCTTCCCGTCACGAGGTGGCGCGGATGCCACTGCCCCGCGTACAGGTGGACGCCCGTGTTGACGAACTTGCGGTGCGGGGCCATGTACACCTCTATATGCACGAGCCCCTGCCTTGTCTGTGTCGCCCGCCCCTTGCGGTCGAACACGAATTTTGTAGTCGGATAATTCATACAGTTATATTTATAAGGTTAATTTTTCGTTCTTGTATCATTCCTGTACCCTCCTTGTTTTTACCTTGTGCCCTCTGATTTTCGGGGGTGGGTACAAGAAAGGGTACATGTGGGTACAAGCAGGGTACCATTTTTGCGCAATCAGACGCAATCAGACGCAATCAGACGCAAGTCCGTCCCCGGTCGTCCCGACCCCGTAAGTATTTGATTTAAAATGCTTTTCAGTTCTAAATAGTTGAAAATAAAAGGGATATCGGCCGTGGCGAATATCCCATTCAGTGAACCGGAAGGGATTCGAAGCGGTATGTGATTATCAGCCGATTAGGTGGTTTCTTGCACGGAATGGGTACGGGGAGGGTACAAAAATATCAAATCAGGTCCTTGAAATCATTCCATCTGAGTATTCTGATTCCGTAGCCTTCTTTCTGAAAAGCCATAGCCTTTTCCATCTTCTTCGGACCTGGGTCGTCACCCGCGAGCACGAATGCTGTCCGTTTTGTGACTCCCGTGTCTATGTCAGCGCCACAAGCCTTGACACGTTCTGCCATCAGTGTCCTGTCCATCGGGAACACGCCGGTTATGACCACCTTCTTGTTGTAGAAGATGTGACTTGGATCTGCTCCCGTGAGGTCTTTCTGAAGTACGGCTCCTTTTATCCTCTTGTGTCCCTTAGAGAAGATTTCCTCCTTCACTCCGTACTTGCTCTCGTCGGGCTCCACACCGTTGAGCCAGTTGATTAGGAACTGGGCGGTGCATCTTGCGTCGAACTCAGCGTCGTGGTGTCCCTTGCAGTCCATGCCGAACCCTGCGCACAGGTCGGCGAGCGAGTGACCGTATAGTCTGTATGTGCAAACCACCTGCCTCGGTTTTATCCGTGGAAGTCCGTAATGGTCACACGCCCTGTTGAGGACGTCGAGGTCAAAGTCCGCATTGTGCATCACGACGACGTGGTTCTCCATTATCTCCTTCGTATGCTCGTAGTACTGGTCAAAGGTCGGTGCGCCCTCCGTCATGTCGGGAGTGATGTGATGGACGCGCGTGCAGTCCTTGTCGTACCTGTTTTCCGGCGGTCGGACAAGCGCGGCGGTGGAGTCCGTTATTTGTCTGTCCCTCACGACCGCTATGCCGACCTGGCACACGTGCCTGTCATGCGTCGCCGTCTCGAAGTCGAAGACGACGAAGTCTTTGATGTCGTTTGTTTCCATATCATATCCTTATTAATCCGACAACCTTATAGACCCCGAAGACGTCATCCTTCGGGACGTTGAAGTCTGGGTACTCCTTGTTGAACGAAACGCAGCGGAACGAGTCCCCGTCGTCGAAAATCCGTTTGATGACCGCCCCGTCCCTCGTGTCGAGGACGTAGGTCTTGCCCCACTCGACGAAGCTGGTCACCTTCTTGATGGCTATCTCGTCCCCGCCCTCGAACTTGGGCTCCATGCTGTCCCCTTTGATGATGATTGTATAGTCATAGGCGGGTAAGTTGCGGATGACGGGCTGCATCTCGCAGTCGTGCGCCTGGATGGCGTCGGCGAAGCCCATCAGAGAGCCAGCCGCGACGCTTGTCGGGATCCGCGGGCGCGTGTCCTGTTCTTCGGAGTTCTCCGTTCTGATCATCTCACCTCTTCCAACCATAAGCCATTCTATATTTAGGCGCGGATAAAGTTTTGAAATTCTTAACAACTTATCAGGTTGTATGCTCTGAGATATGGCGTTTACATACGTTTTTGAGTCAGCAATACTCATGCTGAAGGTGGTCTTTGGAATCTTCTCAAACTCCAAAAACTCCATAAGTCTTTCTTTTACAGTTGCTTTCATAGTGTTCTTATTTAGACAGTTTACAAATAGACGTTTTAGGTTGTGATTTTCTTAATTTTGTTGTGAATTTCTTTGGCTCGTATTTAAAAATTCACTAACTTTGCCCCCGAAATCCAAAAACGGAGGACAAGGAAGGCCGCCCGTCTGAGCACCTTCAACCGAATTTTCAACTGCAAAGATAGCGGTTTTTCTTTTTCCTCCAAAATATAAATTAATTAATTTTTAATTTTTTACTCAACGGAACGGCATGACAGCACTCAGAACTATGACAAATGCGAAGTCCACAGCGCAGATGACGCTGACCCGCGCGGACATGAGATGGATCGAGGCGACACTCGCCCGCCTGCTCGACGATCGCATGGGGAAGCGGGAGGAGTGGCTGACGACGGAACAGGTGTGCCGGATGACGGGCAACAAGCCAGCATGGGTGACACGCCACCGCCACGAGCTCGGAGCGGTGAAGCGTAACGGCAGGAACTACGTGCCCAAGTCGAATCTGCTTGAGTATATCAAGAAAGGATGAGAAAATGAAAAGCAAGGCAATCAGACTGAAGAACGCGCACCTGCGCGACGGAAGGGTGACGGACGTGAACGTCATCAACGACGGGGCGGTCACCACCTTCGTGGAGACCCAGCACTCAATGACTCAGACACGGGGCGACTTCCTCGCCATGGAGCAGATGCTCCGCGACCTCTTCGAGGTGGAGTACCCGTCGGCGGTGAACCAAGTGATCAAGCAATTACGTAAAACTTACTAAAAACAACGAGACAATGAAAAAGTTACTCTTAGGCACAATGTTCTGCGTCGCCCTCCTTCTCGCGGGGGCTGAGGCATCCGACGGAGACACGCTCACCACCTTCGCCGTCAAGTCGGCGGGTGTGGTCCTGATGGCACTCACCGCATGGGGATTCCACGTGGAGTTCAAGGACGAACAGTAAGACATACAGGGCGGGGCATACAGTCAACACGATTATTAACTTTAACCTTTTTTCAGCCATTCGCAGTTAAAATATCACCGCCCCGCCCTGCATCCCATGCCAGCCTTTCTACCATTATTTTCTCCACTTAATTCTCTTTTTTGGCTGACATTCTTTCGTAATCAAAACAGACTCTTTACCCTGCCTGCCGTGAGGTCCGCAGGCTTTTGAAAAGAAAGTCGTAGGATAGTGGATTTTACAAATTCATGTGTTCTTATCTTAATTTATTGAATTGATTTTTCCGAAGCGTCGGGAAAGTAAATGGGGGTTCCCGTCCCGGTGACGGGGCGGGGACATCCGGAGGGGAAAAGCCGGAATACGAAGGGCAAGCCGGCATGGAAATAAGGACAAGGCGGCGGGGATTTGCCCCTGATAGGATCTGTCGGCGTTGAGCCACTCTCTTGAATACTCGGAGCCGCCGGGTCCGAAAGCCTCGTATGAGCTGGCGGAGCGTTACCGCCTCCCTCCACCATGTGTGTTTGACATGGTATTTTCATATGTTAACGGAAAAACGAAAACGACCGAATTATTCTTTATGATTTGAGCGACGATTTCATTTTTTCATCCCCCGCAGCGGTCCGTGAGGATAGGCGGGCTTCTAAAGAGACAACTTAAAGCAACATATTATGAACGAAAAGGAAACCAAGAAGACAGACGCCCTCAGGGCGATGCCCGTCGGAGGGACGCAGGAGTTCCCCGTCACCGGCTTCAACGACATCCAGGTGTGGCGGGTGACCGCCTCCAAGATGGGGCGGGTCGAGAACTGCACCTACTCATGCGAGGAAATCGACGACGGGCGGGCAGTGAGAATCAGAAAAGACATCAAAAACGACTAAAACCGCAAGAAAATGGAAACAGGAAAGACCATCATGCAGGGACGCACCGACGCCCTGCGCACGCTCACGGAGTACATAGGCTCCCATCCAGGCGCAGACCGCTCATGCGTGCCGCTGCTCCGCCCGCTCATTAAGTGCGTGTTCTCCTCGACGGAGTTCGCCGACACGCTCCGCATGTACGAGTTCCGTGGAGACCATGACAACGAGCACCGCCGTGCCGTCGTGGACTTCGTGAAGGCGAAGGAGGAGTTCAACAGGGCACTCCAGCAGACGGACAACAAAGCGGCGGGCTACGCACTGGACATCTACGCCTGCACGGAGTATACCAGGATAGTCGAGATATTGTGTGGCATCAAATTTTTGATATGAGCGAATTCAGCAACATAAAACAGGTAAGCCTTCTGATTAAGGCGCACGCAAAAATCGGCACAGGGCTGGTCGTATGGGGATTCGCCGTTTACTCTGCGGGACGGAAATTGTGGGAGAACATAAGCGAGCCATGCACCAGCTATTACACATGGTTGGGCTTCCCTCATGACTTCACCCCCTACAAGGCGCACATACAGGGACTGGCGTTCGCCATGTACCGTGGACTTCAGACCATAAAGAAGAAGTTCAGGAACGTGACCGACGTCGCCGTAGTGGCCAACGAGACATTCCACAAAACATGGATAAGACAGATGAACCTGCACGGGCAGAGCGAATACGAGCACGTCAAGTTCGTGCGGGATTTATACCTGTTCCACATCACAGGCCATCACATCCACAAAGGACGCCAGCCCCTCATGGACGGGCTGTCAGAGAGAATCGCAAGCCGGTTAGTTTTGGTTTGATGGGCAAATAAAAGTTTAGGTTTAACTATAATTAATAACGGACTATTATGGAAATCAGTGTAAACGTGAAATTGGATGCGTCCGACAAACTGCTGGACGGCATCACGAGGATAGCGGACGCCATCACGGTCGTCTGCGAGTACTGCAAGGAGAAGAAGGTGACTGAGGCGAAAGCCGAAGTGAAGGCCGTCACGGCGCCATGCCCAGCGCGGGCCGAAGCCCCGTCTAAGGAGCAGGTGGTGGCCGAGCTGAAGTCGGCCGTCGAGACGGCGAAAGAACTCGACCAGCAGCCCGCGATAACCGAGGCGGACATACGCGAGGCCATGCAGGCCGTACGCACACGTCTGGAGGTGCTGCCGGACAAAGGCGAGAACGACAGACTGCACCGGAACATCACGGGGCAGTTCAAGCGGATAGCCGACGAGATAGCCGAGGGGTGCAAGCCGTCCACGCTGCCCACTCAGGAGAACCGCCGCCGCTTCATAGAACGAATCGGTGAGCTGGAGGTGATAGACGGTGAGGTCAACGAAAAATGCCCGTTCTGACCATGGCAGCGCACGCATTACTCAGCCCGTCGGCCTCACATCGGTGGCTCAACTGCACGGCAGCCCCGAGGCTGGAGGCGCAGGAGCCTGACAGCTCCTCGTCCTATGCGGAGGAAGGGACACTCGCACACGCCATGTGCGCCCGTACCCTCAAGCTCTACCTTGGGCAGAGCACGGCCTCGGAGGCAAGGGAGATACGGGAGCTCTCAGGCGAGTACTATGCAGCCGAGATGGACGAGCACGTGGAGACCTACCGCGCGCTGGTGCTCGGCAAGCTCTCGGACGCCAGGGCGCACACCAAGGACGCGAGGCTCCTCGTCGAGCGCAGGCTCGATTTCGGGAGCTACATACCCGACGCATTCGGCACGGCGGACGCCATCATCATCGCGGACGGCATGATGGAGGTCATCGACTTCAAGTACGGCAAGGGCGTGCGGGTCGAGGCGGAGAGGAACCCTCAGATGATGATCTACGCCCTCGGCGCGTACGACGAGTTCTCACTGGAGTACGACATCAGGAGGGTCCGCATGACCATAGTCCAGCCACGGCTTGAGAATATCTCGGAGTATGAGACAAGCGTCTACGAGCTGACGGCATGGGCGGAGAACACGCTCAGGCCGAAGGCCAGGGAGGCGTACGAGGGCAAGGGCAAGCAGAAGCCCGGCGACTGGTGCCGCTTCTGCAAGGTGCGAGGCAAATGCAAGGCACTCGCCCAGGACTGCCTGAAGACGGCGGAGACATTCAGCGACCCGAAGCTTATCGGCCCCGAGATGATGGCACGTGAGGTGCTTCCGCGCATAGCGTCCATCAAGTCCTGGCTCACCGACGTGGAGGACTACGCGCTCGGGCAGGCACTCAGCGGAGTGGGTTATGAGGGGTACAAGGTGGTAGAGGGCAGAAGCAACCGCAAAATCACGGACGTCAACGGAGCGGTGGAAGCTCTCACGTCCGAGTTCGACCCCGAGATCATCATGAAGCCGAGGGAGCTCAAGACCATCACGGACCTGGAGCGTGTCATCGGGAAGAAACGCTTCACGGAGCTCTGCTCTCCCTACATCACCAAGCCCAGGGGCAAGCCGACGCTCGTGCCGGAGAGCGACAAGAGACCGCCGTACAACTCGGTGGATGAGGATTTCAAGGACATAGAATTATAGTTTTCACAGTTTTTTTAGTATTAACAATTAAAAAGTAAAATCGTATGATTGAGCCAAAAGTAAATGAAGGCAAGGTGGTGTTCGGCCCGTGCAGGCTGAGTTACACACACCTTTTTGAGAAGTACGTCGGAAACAACGGCGGCGAGGGAAAGTACCAGACTAACGTGCTTATCCCGAAGAGCGAGAAAAAGACAGTCGAAGCCATCAGGCAGGCCATCGAGAACGCCAAGAAGGCAGGAGTCGCAGGCAAGTGGGGAGGCAAGGAGCCCAAGAAGCTGGAGATGCCCCTCAAGGACGGCGACACCGACAAGGACGATGACGTGTACGCCGACATGCTCTACGTGAACGCCAAGTGCAGCACACGCCCCGGCATCGTGGACAGGGACAAGACACCGATAGTCGACGAGGAGGACGTGTACAGCGGCATGTGGGCCATCGTGTCGGTGACGTTCTACCCCTACGACGCGAGCGGAAACCGCGGTGTCGCCTGCGGTCTGAACAACGTGATGAAGACAAAAGACGACGAGAAGCTCGGCGGGCGGGTGTCCGCTCAGGCTGACTTCGACGGCATAGAGTTCGACACGGAGGAGGACGAGGACCTGTAACCCATGAGAGAGCTCGGCATCGACATAGAGACCTACAGCAGCGAGGACTTGGCGGAGTGTGGTGTGTACCGCTACGCCGAGTCCCCCGACTTCACCATCCTGCTGTTCGCCTACTCGGCGGACGGCGGGGCGGTGAGCTGTGTTGACCTGGCGAGCGGCGAGAGCCTCCCTGACGACGTGCTCTATGCCCTCACCGACCCGTCGGTGCTCAAGACGGCCTTCAACGCCCAGTTCGAGCGGACGTGCCTGTCGAGGTGGCTCGGCACGCACCTGCCGCCCGAGCAGTGGCAGTGCACCATGGTGATGGCGGCCCGCATGGGTCTGCCTCTGTCCCTGGGACAGTGCGGCGAGGTGCTGGGGCTCTCGGAAGGCAAGATGGCGGAGGGCAGGAAACTCATCCGTCTGTTCTCGAAACCGCAGAGAGGAGGAAAACGTGTCATGCCTGAGGACGAGCCTGAGAAATGGGCGACCTTCAAAGCCTACAACATCCGTGACGTCGAGGTGGAGCAGAACGTGCTGAGAGCCGTGCGGAGGCTTCCCGTCGGCGACTTCGAGAGAAGGCTCTACGCCGCCGACCAGCGGATAAACGACCGCGGCGTGCTCATCGACAAGGAGATGGCGCGCAACGCGTCGCGCTTCGACGCCGAGTTCAAGGCGGAGCTTTTGGACGAGGCCAGACGGCTCACAGGCATGGATAACCCCAACAGCCCGACACAGATAAAGCAGTTCATCGCAAGGCGCACGGGCCTCTCCGTCGCCAGCCTCAACAAGTCGTCACTCGACGAGCTCAAGCAGCAGCTGCGCCTCTTCCCCGACATCGTGCGTATGCTGGAGATACGCTCACAGCTCGGCAAGACAAGCAACAAGAAATACGACGCCATGCTCGACTGCGTGTGCCGTGACGGACGCATCAGAGGACTGCTGCAGTACTACGGAGCGGCACGCACGGGCAGGTGGGCAGGCAGGCTCGTGCAGGTGCAGAACCTGCCGCAGAACCATATCAAGGATATTGACACGGCACGTCGGCTCGTGCTGAACGGAGACCTCGACGAGATGGAGATGAACTACTCGGACATTCCGTCGACGCTCTCCGAACTCATCCGCACCGCCTTCGTGGCGGAGGAAGGGAAGACCTTCCACGTGTGTGACTTCTCCGCCATCGAGGCGAGGGTCATCGCATGGCTGGCCGGCGAGCAGTGGGTGCTCGACGTGTTCCGTGACGGCGGTGACATCTACTGCGAGACCGCATCGAAGATGTTCGGCGTTCCAGTCGAGAAACACGGACAGAACGCGCATCTCAGGGGGAAGGGTAAGATCGCCACACTCGCCCTCGGCTTCGGGGGCGGCGTCCCGGCTCTGGAAGCCATGGGCGGGAAACGGCTCGGGCTGACCGAGAACGAGGAAAGGGACATCGTCAGCAGGTGGAGGAAGAGCAACCCGAACATCGTGCGGATGTGGTCGGACGTCGAGAAACTCGCGCGGAAAGCCATCGCGGGAAGCGGGAAATACCCGCTGCTCGGGCACGGCATCAGCTTCGAGAAGCGGTGGGGCTGCCTGCTCGTCACGCTTCCGTCAGGACGGGTCATGTGCTATCCGAGGGTGGGGCTCACGGACGGGGACAACGGGACGGAAATATGCTACGAGGGGCTGAACCAGACCACGAAGAAGTGGGAGGTGAGACGCATCTACGGAGGGAAGATGACGGAGAACATCGTACAGGCGACAGCAAGGGACATCCTCGGTGTCGTGCTGCTGAGAGCGCAGGAGGCGGGTCTCGATGTGGTCTTCCACATACATGACGAAATCGTGGTGGAGGCCAGTGAGGGGCAGACGCTGGAGGAAGTCGAGGAACTGTTCAGCCGTCCGATACCATGGGCGAGGGGTCTTCCGCTTAAAGGTGCGGGGTACACCACACCGTATTATCTGAAGGATTAACTTTAAAAATAACTGATTATGGAAACAATTACAATCTGCATCACGATTCTGCTGGTCGCCGTCGTCGTGTGCGCCACGTGCATCTTATGCCACATGATAGACAGCGACAGCGAGGAGCAGCACATCAGGCGTCTGTTCGGACTTGACAAAAAGGAGGACAAGGAAGATGGAGAAGACAGTTGAGCTATTCACGCCGTTCCCAGGTCCCCTGCAGAGGACAGGCGGCGGCTGCCATGTGGAATACCACCTGACGGAGACCCAGAAAGCCTGGTTCGCCGCCTACTACCCCGGGCGGGCGAACAAGTGGCTCGCCTCCCAGATGGGCATCAGCGAGACTGCCGTGTTCCGGCTCGGAAGGGCACACAACCTCTACAAGGACGTGCTTTACATCGCACAAATGCGCAGGAATAGCATGGCGAACGCGACGAAAGTGCGGAGGAGCAGGAACCAGGGGATGACCGCCAGCCAGCATTACGTGCGGACGGAGGCGAGGAAGCGGGGCTACACAGTTGGCAAAGCTGACTCCCCCGAGAGGCTCGTCCTCGTGTTCGGAGAGCAGACGAGGAGGCTTGACAGATTCGAGCGCAAGGCCAGGGAAAACGGATTCACCATCAAGGGAGACGACGCCGTATGCCCGCTGATGAGCTCGAGGAAAAAGCTGACGGACGAGGAGCGACAGGAGCGCACGGAGGAAAGGAAAAAGAAGAAGAAGCTGATGCGCCAACTGAAGGCAGAACTGAGCGGGAAGAAGAAAAGAGAGAGAGAACCCGCCAGACCGACCGCCTACCAGGAGATGCGCAGGGCGTACGCCTACTCTCCGTACGGAGTGGTGACGGGAGAGAGAGCGAATCACGACTATTACAAATTCAATGACAAATGACAATGAGCGAACCAAGACAACTGCAACTGTTCAGCGACGAGCAGAACGAGGAGATGAGACCGAAGCCCAACCGCCCGAGGCTGGGAGGCAGTTCCAACCCGATAGTCTTCCGTGACTACGAGTCCTTCATCGCCAAGTTCCAGAACACGGACAAGACCACGGACGACACCTACACGCCGAAGGACGTGTACGAGGCGGTGCTCAAGTACGTCGGCACGGTGACCGACCTCTCGGACAAGGTGATACTGCGCCCCTTCTACCCCGGCGGTGACTTCGAGAACGCCGAGTACCCCGAGAACGGGATTGTCATCGACAACCCGCCGTTCTCCATCTTCACCAGGATTTGTGCATGGTACCAGGCACGGCGCATCCCCTTCTTCCTCTTCGGTCCCGCCCTCACCATCTTCTCCGTGCTGAAATACGGATGCACGGCGGTGGTCATCTCGTCGTCGATTCAGTTCGAGAACAAGATTGCGCCAAACTGCAACTTCGCCTCCAACCTCTACGGCGACATCATCTGCACCACCGCCCCCTACCTCGACGAGCTGCTTGAGCGGTGCCCATCACAGAACGAGAAGACGAACCTGCCGAGCTACCAGTACCCCGACACACTGCTCAGCGTGTCCGACCTGCAGTCCATCGCACGGGGAGGCATCCTCTTCCGCGTGAGGAGGAGCGAGGCGGAGATATGCCGTAACATTGACAACCACCCGTCGGGGGGGGGACTGTTCGGCGACCACCTGCTGATCGCCAAGGCGAAAGCCAAGGCGAAAGCCAAGGCGAAAGCCAAGGCGAAAGCCACAATAATAGTGGAGCTGAGCAAAAGAGAGAAGCGCATCGTGGAGGAGCTCGACAGGCACTACGTGCGTGATGAATTTGACGAACTTTAAACAGAAGAAACAATGAACATATTCAGAAGGATTTGGCAATGGCTGAGAGGCCTTTTCCGCAAACGGAAAAAATACAAGCTGATAATCGACGACCCCTTGATTATCGGCTTGGACGACGGCGCATGGCAGGTGGTGACGACCCGCTACTCGTCATGGTGCGCAAACGCAGGACGGATACCCGTGGCGTTTATTACTTTCACAAGACTGGATTGTGTGAGGGACGGCAACGAATACCGATGCGCCGCCATCAAGACCAGGGAAGCCTACGGAGACGGAAAGCTGGAGGTGGAGGCGAGGTTCAAGGGAGGCAAGGGAACATGGCCAGCGATATGGATGAACCACCCCGACGGAAGCCGTGACAACTTCGCAACCTACTACGAGGTGGACCTCTCGGAGTATTACGAGACAAGGGACAACACCGACACGTCGTACCACTTTCCTGCATCCATGCGGAAGGAGGAAAATTTCAGACATACGGCGACGCCAGTCATCAAGGACGGATGGAACAAGTTCGAGTGCTCATGGGATGACGAGGCGATCGTGGTGAGGATAAACGGCAAGGTGGTGATGAGGATTGACAACGACGGAGACCGTGACCACTACCCCACCCGTGCGGAGGACCGCACCTTCCAGGTCATCCTCTCCATGCAGGCGGGCAACGACTACCTGCAGGAGGTGGAGCTGGACGAGCTCCCGCTATGGATGGACGTACGCAATTTCAAACTTTATAAACTGACTGACAATGGAAGCGAACGAGTATGACATCGACGACAGCGAGCAGTTCGAGGTGTTCGACGATGAGAGTGAAGACCATCCATACTGGGATTTCGGATAATTAACCAACTAAAAACAACAAAATTATGATTCATGTATTTGGTAGCAACAGCAACTACCCGCCGGGGGCTGAGAACGACCCCCGTGCACCGTGGAACCAGGAGCCGGACACCCCCGACTATGAGGAATTCAGCGTGGAGGGCACGGCGAACATGACATGGAAGGGCACGATCGAGACCGACGAGTACGACCTCGGAATGGACGACAAGCCGTGCCTGCCGTACAAGGACGCCACGAGACTGTGGCAGGGGGAGCACTACACGCCGAAAGAGCTCCTCGACGAGCTGGCGCAGATATGCACCGACGAGATAGGAAGGATTAAGTCGACCTACGGGGCGAACCCCGTCCGCAAGGACCACAGGCAGAGGATTCAGCACCTCGAGAGGGTGAAGGAGGACTGCCAGGCATGGACGATGGAGGATTTCTACGTTGAGGAGGACTGAGCATCTGCCACAAGGACGCAATCAGATGAGCCATGGGAAGGAAAAACGAGACCTACGTGATATACGACCAGTTCCACTGGCATCACCGTGATCATCTCGAGATTGCGGTGAAAGGATGGGACGAGGCACTCGCCGTATACAATTTTCAGAAGAGCGCCAGAAAAGAAGGCGAGGTGCTCGGTCTTACCACGAAGGAAAAATTTTTGAAACTGAAGAAAAGCTTGGACTATGAAAGAAATTGAGATAAAAAAGTTCTTTGGCATCAATGACATCCTCGACCTCCCGAACGCAGCCATGCAGTTGGTCATGTCTCCAGCCGAAGAGAGAAACGAGCGGTACAAGGAGTTGCTTAAAATCAACAACTACGACATGGGTGCTGACTGGTTTCAAGAGGCATTTGAGGAGAGTCTGACGGAACGGAAGACGAAGAAGCAGGATTTCACCCCGATAGAGGTGAATATCCTACTTGCGAATCTGACAGGCGAGGGAACGATCCATGAACCCACGGCTGGAACAGGCGGTGCGCTCATAGCGAAATGGTGGAACGAATGTCTGAAGAAGGTCCCGTTTGACTACTATCCCTCACAAAACCGCTTCCAATGTTGGGAAATCAGCGACAGGAGTGTGCCGATACTCCTCCTTAACTTGTCCATCAGAGGGATGGTCGGAGAGGTGTTTCATGGCGATGTGCTTGAGAAAGACATCAAGGCGGTGTATCTGCTTAACAACCTCAAAGACGATGCGCTCGGTTTTTCGGATGTCGTTAAAATCTAAAAATGCAGGAAAATGAAACTACAGGAAATTTTAGACAAATACCTCCCGATTTACGAGACGGGAGTCAAGCCGGGTACACTGGCGATTAGAAAGTGTCAGATAACAAACCATATCCTTCCGTATTTCGGCGGCAGAGACCTCGATAACGATGAGATAACCCTCGATGAGTGCGAGCAGTTCGTCGACAAGCTGAAGATGTCACTATCGGACACGGCATCGTACGAAATATACAATTTCTTTGCGCAGGTCATGAGATATGCGAAGAGGAAACTCGGCATCCCGTGGGCGAACCATGTTGTCGAGAGGACGAGGACAAGGTTGAAGGGTGCGAAGTCTGACGTCCAGTTCTTCACGGAACGGGAGGCTGGCGAACTCATCAAGGAGATGAAGGAAAACCCGTCACCCAAGACTCTCGCCATCATCATCTCGCTCACGACAGGGATGAGAATCGGTGAGGTCTGCGCACTCCGCTTCAAGGACATCGACTGGGACTACAAGCTCGCAAATGTCAAAGGGACATTGGAGAGGGTGTATATGCTTGGCAAGGAGGAGAAGGAATCGTATCTCGCCAGTGGTGACATCATCGAGGTGTTCTGCAAGAGCGGGAAACAAGGCAGCACAACCCTCGCACTCATGACTCCGAAGACTGCGAAATCAGAAAGAGCCTGTCCGCTCATTCCTGCGGTGTACAAGGTACTGAAAGGCATGAGGGTGATGGTGAATGATGACTACTTCATCGCAAGCATGGGTGAGCAGCCTTGTGAGCCGAGAGTTTTGCGGACACATTACGACAAACTTCTTGAGCGGAGAGGACTGCCAAAACTCAATTTCCACGCACTGCGCCACACTTGCGCCACACGGATGCTCAACAAGGGTGTGGACATCGCCACCGTGGCGGCGGTACTCGGTCATGCCTCGCCGGCGACGACACTGGAAATTTACGTACATTCCAACAACGAGGAAAAGAAAAAAGCGCTGAACAAGGTTTTCGGTGCTATTAAATTTTAAAAACTGAAATCATGATAGAACTATTAGGCTGGACAGCCACACTCTTCCGTGGCGCAGGGATGCTGATGAAGCGGGCATCGCTTGTGAAATACTTGGTGAGCATCGGGAATTTCTTCTGGATGCTGAACGGAATTTTTACCAAAAACACACCGCTGATTGTCAGCAACGCATTCTGCTTGGCGGTAATGGTGTATGAGATAGTCAAGAATTGGAAGTATGGGAATAAGTTATAAAGAGGCGGTAAAGATGCGCAAACGGATGAAGCCTATTCCGGGATTTCCCCGATACGGAATCTACAACGGCAGGGTGTGGAGTCACCGTTATGGCAAGTTCGTGGCGGTGCGGAGAGGAAACGTGGAGGTATGGAGCGAAAGCGGACGGAAGCACCACCAGCCAGTCGCAAAGCTGGTCTATTGTGCCGGCAACGGAATCGACCCGAGGGAATGCCCGGATGGCTATTCGTTCTACATTGACGGAGACGGCAGTCCATGCGTGCGGACAATCGGCGAGGCACATTCAGAGGCAATGAGGAAGGTTGACGAGCGGAGGAAGAGTGACGAAAACGTGGAGGCGGTGAAGAGCGACTATGAGAAGGCGAGCTACTATGTGCTTCTGATGAGGCGCATCATCGACACAGGGGAAGGCAAGGACGAGTTGCACACGAACCTCTACGGCTACAGGGATGCGCTTGTGAAATATGCCCGCACCGCAAGGGGGGGGTCGGCTATCAGAAGGCTCTGATGTACGCAGACCAAGCCATAACGAGGTGCTATGAGGTGATGACCACATTCTACAGGGCGATAGCATTCCCCGAAGCCTACATGAAGCGGACGGTCGGAAACCTCATAACGAACGGACGCAAGTCAAGATTAGTCCATCTTTTTGAGGACAGGAAGATATAACACCACCGCATCAGCGGATGCAATGGCGGTGCTACGACCAGCGGAGGGCGGGGCGAGGCATCAGAGATGAACCCGACACCCATAATCAATATTTCTACGCATACATTTGCAGACAACGAAGGATTGTTTTTCCACAGGAAATGAAGAAAAAAGTGCCCGTGAAGGTCTGAACCGATGACAAGTCGCAATAGCACGGCTGACAGGGAGGACAGACTCCCGATTTTTAATAACTCTAAAACAAATGATTATGAACTACGAAAAAAGATATAACGAATTGATTGATGCAATCAAGGTAATGATGGAGGCTAATCCTCATGATGAAGGTCTCCAGAACTGGGTGCAGGACAATGTGCCAGAGCTTACGGAAAGTGAGGATGAGAGGATAAGGAAAGGACTTATTGAAAATTTTAAATGGTTTTGTGGCGATTTTTATGAAACAACTAAATGGGGTAAAGATGATGATATGCTTGTTAGAGATATAATCACTTGGCTTGAGAAGCAAGTTGAGCATAAGTCTGTTGATAAGGTTGAGCCAAAGTTTCAAAATGGGCAGTGGGTAGTTTGGCAAAACAAATGTTATAAGGTCAATTATAATGGCTGTGGCTACGAATTGATTGACCAAAATGGTCTTACTACATCGTGTGAATATGGAACTATTGATGAAAATGCACACCTTTGGACTGTTGCAGATGCCAATCCAGGCGATGTGCTTGCTTGTGACGGTAAATATGGCCAAGAAATAGGAATAGTTAAGAAATATATCGGGAAATATGGAGGTTGTGATAAATGCTATGAAACATATTGCTTTGTTGATTGTGATGGCATTTTTAGAATTGGTGAATACATGGGCAGTCGAAATATTCATCCTGCAACTAAAGAGCAACGTGATTTATTGTTTACAAAGATGAAGGAGGAGGGTTTTGAGTGGAGTGCTGAGAAGAAGAAATTAAAGAAGATTGAGGATGAGACTTGGGTTGAAAAACAAGGGAAAGGAGTTGGCAAATGAGAAAGTTTATGTTCAATGACAGGTGCGGCTTGACCGCATCTGTCATTCGGAAAGCAAAGTGGAAGACCAGACGGATTGCAGAAAGAGTAGTCCGGCAGTGGGCAGTTGAAGAAGTTCTGACTGATTGTCTTGGAAATCCGACACAGCGTGAATTGACGTTGAAAGAGTTTGCTCTGAAAGTTTGTCCTATAAAGGTCGGTGATATAATCGCTGTCGCACAGTCATACAAGACACTGATAGAACAAGGTTATCTTTGCCGTGAAAGTGACGGATGGGTAAGCGAAGAATATTGCGCAAAACCTGGTTATAGTAACAAGATGTTTGTCAAAGCCGAGTTAATGCCTGTCAAAATCAAAATTACAGGAATTGACTTTGAACGTTTGCAGGATATTTCGGATGATGATTGTCTGGCTGAGGGAATAATGTATGACCCTTTAGGCGCGGCTAAATATGGCTACCGTATTGGAGAGGGGAAATCAAAATGGTATCGTACCCCAAAGGATGCGTTCTCTTCCCTCATTGACAAGGTTAGTGGTAAGGGAACATGGGATAGTAATCCTTATGTCTATGTATTCACGTTCAAATTAGTTGACTGACATCTATGACATTGAGGATGCATGGGTGGCAGGGTACAATCACGCGGTAGAGATGGCGGCTGAATACATTGAGGAAGATGCCATCGTCTATGATGCAGAGGATAACAGGCTCTCACAATCGGAATTGGATGAGTTTATAAATAACTTTAAAAAATCAATGAAACTATGCATAGAGAAATAAAATTCAGAGGACAAAAGCAAACAAACGGTGTGTGGGTTTATGGAAGTTTGGTCTATTCAAATGAAATTGATGCCGCAATATATTTCCAAACTGGAAATGGTTCTGTAAGGGTAATGGAATGGGTGTATGTAAAACCAGAAACCGTTGGTCAGTTCACGGGTCTGTATGACAAGGATGGGAAAGAAATTTACGAAGGTGATATAGTCGAGTATTATGCTGAAGACTCTTTCTGCATCAACCCCGACTGTGAACCATACTTGCTTGGATATGGAACTATTCTGCGAAAGAAAACGCAAGTGGTCAATTTTTGTAATGGAATGTTTACTCTTGATGATGAATTTGCCGCAATAGCATGGTGTGGTATAAGTGAGGATTATTTGGAAGATTTGAAGGACAAAGAAGAAGAGGACGAATATTTCGACACAAATGGCTATAAATTAAATGAGTCCATTCTTGGTATTAAGGTAGTAGGTAATATTCATGAAGAAACTAAATGACTATGCAGAAGGATGAACTGATGGAAATAGTGGACGAGGTGAATGTCAAGCTGCTCGACATCACTCCGCCAGATGCAATTAAGGTGCTGACCGCATCAATGGTGATGGTCATCAAAGCATACGGGATAGAAGAGCACCACGAAGAGATAATCAACCTTGTGAGTTCGTTGTTGAGGGAGGGATTGAAAGATGAATAAATGCAAGAAATGCAAGTTCTATATCCATACAATCACTCTCGGAAGCCTTGACAAGCCTGTGTGGCATTGCCGATACGGCTTCACACCGACAAAGGACTGCAAGAGGATGGGCGAATATAACGATGAGATAGTTGAACGAGGATTAGGAGAGTATATGCACTCGCCAAAGTAAAAAAATAAGACATGGAAAGAATTTACACAATCGAACAGCATGACAACGGATGGAGCATATGCGATGAGCTCGGAGGCTCGTCCGTGTGTGAGGAGAAAACAAGCGATACGGGTCACCGAAAGTTCAAGCAATTCCTCGGAGACTATATCTATGCCGACATCGACTACTTCTTTGAGGAAAACGAGACCTGCAAGGTGCGGGTCAAGATGGTGATTGAGGAAACTGAAACGGATTTATCAAACAATAAAACCAACGAATCATGAACGAATACAGACACTGGAAAGTGACAATCAAGGAGAAGGCGATGGGATACCCCATCACAAGCGAACTGCACGGAGTGTACGACGAGAAGGACGTGAAGGACCACTACGGACTTGACGAGGACGACGTGGAGTGGTACAAAATCGAGGAAATCAAGTGACTATGGAGTGGAGCGACTTACTGCTGGTGATCGCCGTGTGCGTCATCTGCATCATATTCATTAACGAGACAATAAAACGACTATAACTATGGCAAAATTAAACTTAGACAAGTTTCAGCTCCTCTGGTTCTGCGATGGATTCATCGGGAGGTCCCACCTCAGATGGGACGGCTATCAAATCATGGTAGACAAGGTGTACCCCCAGCTTACGGACAAGGAGCGTGAGTTTATCTACACATACGTCAAACGTGATTTCAAGTGGCATTGGGAGGATAAGAATTTCCTTGACGAGACGCCGTACAGGTACTGGCTTCAGATGCTCGCACGGTTCAATCCTGCCAACCAGGCGCATGTATGGCTGAAGGACGGCACGGAGGTGGACGCGTACCGATGGGACGGACACTATTACATTGGGTGGCAAAGATACTGCGCTGATGAAGCAATCGTGCGCATTGAAAGAAAGCCGTACACAATGTGCCGGAACACATTATGCCGAAACAATATGGACTGCGTACGTTTCACTCAGCGCAAGGAGGACGATGTTGCCGACCCGAATGGTTGGATCACGGACAAGTGCGACTTGCTTATTTCCGAAGGTTCTGAGAGCGGATATGAAGAAAAGGAGGAAGGCGATGGAAGAGGGATTTAAGGCTATGTGCAAGGCTCTGAGGATTTCCCCGGAGCTTGTCAGGAGCAGGGTGAGGACGCAGGACGTGAGCGACAAGCGCACCGCAATCGCCTACGCGCTGCTCTCTGAGGGGTACAGCGTGTACGAGGTGGCGGAGGCGGTCTGCCGTAACCGCACGACGGTGCTCTCATGTGCGAGGCGGGTCAACGCATGGCACAAGGTGCGGTCGTACTACAACCAGATGGATTTCGTGGACAGGGCGCAGGAAGCCCTCAGACGCACGGAGGAGGGCAAGGAGGGACAAGTGCCCACTGATTAGTTTAAAACGCTTAAAAACGCATTATATGGAAAAGAAAAAACTGACAACAGACGAGACAAGGCAGATGATGGCCGAGACAAGAGGCTATCAGGAGGGAAGGGACAGTGAGCGGAGGAGGATTCTCCGACACCTCCGTGAACTGCAAAATGACAGGGTGACCCACGCGCACCTGACAAGCCTCATAGAGCGGGTGGAAGGAGGCGAGGAATGAGCAGGCTGACACACGGAGAGGTGGACACCTCGGCATGGACGGCCGACCAGATAAGGCAGGCCAACATCTTCCACCTGGCCATCTACCAGCAGATGATTGTCAACGACACGGCGGCCATGGCGTTCTACGACCTGCTGGAGGAGCTGGGAGGACATCCCGGCATACTCCGCGGCGGGGTGAAGCGGTGGGCGAACAACCTCAGGAGGAGGCTACGTGAGTATAACGCATACACAGCGAGGAGACACCCGGACAGCGGGAAGTTCGTCACGGAACTGCTGGAGTGGTTCGAGGAGAGGACGGCACCGCAGAGGGCGGTGCTTGAGCAGACGATGCGGAACCTGTGGAACAGGGTGAGGTCTGACGACCCCGCGCTGATGACGCGTGTGCTCATGGCAGACACGTGGGCGGTGGGCATGGTGCGCAACGCCGACAAGGTACGCGAGCAGATGTCGGGGATGCTCGACCGCCCGCTCCTGCGTGCTGTGGAGGGAGAGAAGCAGAAGAGGCTGGCGGACGCCGTGACCAAGCTCACGGACGAGATAGGCAGGAGAAGGTGCGAGAGACTGGGTGACAAGGAGGCCAGCGACTACTGGGCAGAGCGGTGCAGGGAAGGCGTGAAAGCCGTCATGCGGGTGCTCTCCGACCCCAAGAATATCTACGATGGATGCAAGGCGGTGGGACTGGCTGATGACAACAAATAACAGATGACAACAAAATGAAAGACATAAAATTCTACATAGCGACAGCGAACAGCAGGCAGGCCGTGCAATGGCGCAACAAGGAGGTGACATGGGCATGGCTCGTCGAGAGATGCTCGGAGACGAAGAGGACGTCCGAGAAGGCGGCCGAGTATCTGAAGATGGACAAGAACCGCCAGTCGGAAATCAAGGACGTCGGCGGTTTTGTCGGCGGCTACCTCAGGGGCGGCAGGAGGAAAAAGGGATGCGTGGAGTACAGGACGCTCGCCACGCTCGACATCGACTACGGGACGCGGGACGTGTGGGACGACTTCACGATGCAGTTCTCATGCGCCGCGCTGATGTACTCGACGCACAAGCACACGCCAGAGAAACCGAGGCTGAGGCTCGTCATACCGTTCGCAAGGAGGGTGACGCCCGAAGAGTATGAGCCGGTGTGCCGTAAGATCGCCGATGCCGTCGGCCTGGACCTGTTCGACACGACCACATACGAGACTCCGAGGCTCTTCTACTGGCCAAGCACGCCGAAGGACGGGCAGTTCGTGTTCGAGCATCAGGACGGGGAGGCGATGGACCCCGACCAGATACTCGCCCTGTACGACGACTGGCATGACGCGTCCGAGTGGCCGATGGCGGACAGGGAGGACGACATCATAAGAAGGGAAATCAGGAAACAGGAGGACCCGACGGAGAAGCCTGGAATCATCGGCGCCTTCTGCAGAACCTACTATCCGATCGAGGACGTCCTGGAGAAGTTCCTGCGGGACGTGTACGAGCCTACGGCGATAGAGGGCAGGTACACATACAGGGCGGGGAGCGTGGCGGCAGGCCTCGTGGTGTATGACGGGAAGTTCGCCTATTCGCATCACGAGACGGACCCTGCGGGGAAGAAGCTGTGCAACGCCTTCGACCTCGTGCGAATCCATAAGTTTGGGGGACTTGACGAGGGGAAGCGGACGGAGGAGGTGACGAAACTGCCGTCCTACCAGCGCATGACGGAGTTCGCGGCTGACGACCATGACACAAGGATGACGGCAGTCAGGGAGGCACGCAGGAGCGTGGATGACGACTTCGCGGACATCCGTACGGACGGGGACGGCGGCGGGTCGGACGACTGGATGGCCAGCCTCACGGTGGCGAAGAACGGGAAAGTCGAGAGCACGGCACTGAACGCGCTGACTGTGATGGAGAACGACCCCGGGCTGAGGGGGAGGATAAGGTTCGACGAGTTCAACGTGTGCGTCAACGTGTACGGCGGGCTTCCGTGGAGGAGGGAGGCGACGAGGTGGAGGGATTCCGACAACTCGCAGCTGAGGCTGTACATGGAGCGCACGTACGGCATCACAGGGAAGGATAAGATCAAGGACGCGAAGACGGCATGCGCCGACAACCACAGGTTCCACCCTGTCAGGGAATACCTGGACGGCCTCTCATGGGACGGCACCAGGCGCATAGGCAGGCTGCTGGCTGACTGCCTCGGGGCTGACGACTGCCCGCTGAACGGACGGGTCATGGAGCTGTGGATGGCGGCGGCGGTGGAGAGGGTCATGCACCCCGGATGCAAGTTCGACTACTGCCTCATCCTCACGGGACCGCAGGGCATAGGCAAGTCGACGCTGCTGGAGGTGCTCGGAGGGAAATGGTTCAACGGCAACATCTCAGCCGTGGGCCTCGACAAGTCCGTGCTCGAGCAGCTGGCGGGGTCGTGGGTCGTCGAGCTCCAGGAACTGGACTCGTTCCGCAGAAGCGAGTCGACCGCCATCAAATCGTTCATCACAAACACCAACGACCGGTTCCGCGGGGCGTACAAGGAGGACAGCGAGGACCACCCGCGCCAGTGCGTGTTCGCAGGGACGACAAACGACGCGGTGTTCCTCAAGGACGACACGGGCGACCGCAGGTTCTGGGTCGTGCAGGTCAAGGGCGGAGGAAACATGACGAGGGACAGGCTGATAGGCATACGCGACCAGCTGTGGGCGGAGGCCGTGGAAATACTCGCGGACATGCCGAATGGCGCGGACGGCGCGCCGAGGATCATGCTCACGAAGGAGGAGAGCGACGAGATGGAGAGAAGGCAGAGGGTGGTGTCCATCTATTCGGAGGACCAGACGGAGGCACTGCTCGACGACTTCCTGGAAACCAAGCTGCCCGCGGACTGGGCTGCCTACTCTGTGAGGATGAGGCAGAACTACTTCACGGACGAGGAGGCGATACGGAGCAAGGGAACCGTCACCAGGGAATGGGTGTGCCCGGCCGAGTTCGTGTCTGAGAGACTCGGCATCGAGGAGAAGGACAAGGAGTACCTCGGAAGGGCGGCGAAGGTGAGAAAGATGCTGGAAAAGAAGGAAGGATGGGAGTATGCAGGTCAGAAGAGATACTGGTACGGAAGAGTGCACGGACTGCAGAGAAACGCCTTCAGGAGGATAGCGGATGAGCAGGATGAAGACGATTTATGATTCAAAACCGTATACGGGGTGTATACAAAGCAAAGGTGTATACGGTTTTAGGGTGTATACAAAACCGTATACAGCCTCAAACTCACTATTGATGCGGGTTTCAGGTATTTTGTATACAGTATACACCCTTTTCTATAGAGAGGTTAATAAATTAAATAAAATATTACATAAATGTAATAAATAATATAAAATAATTAGAAATATAAGTATACCCATACGCGCGCGAGAGGGTGTATACGTATACAAACGACATACTATGGCAGGAAATCTAAAAAATATCATGACCGCACATGAGCGGTCGGAAAAGACAATCGAGAAGTATCTGAGAGAGAAGACAAGGACGCTCGGCGGGTTGTGCCTGAAATTCTCAAGCATGACCGAGACGGGCTACCCTGACAGGATAGTGATATTCCCAGGCGGGATCACCGCGTTCTTTGAACTGAAGAGCAAAGGAGAGAAACCGACGAAACTCCAGTCGCTGAGACACGACACCCTCCGTGAGATGGGGTTCCCGGTCTATGTGCCTGACAGCAGGGAGCAGGTTGACGAGTCACTTGACGAGCTGAGGAGACTGTATGAGATTTGAGCCGTACAAATACCAGGAGAGGGCCGTCGACTGGGTGACCAGCCACCCCCGCTGCTGCCTGTTCCTCGACATGGGACTCGGAAAGAGCGTGTGCACACTCACCGCAGTGTCCCGCCTCCTGGACTGGTGCGAGGTGGAGAAGGTACTTGTCGTCGCCCCGAAGAAGGTGGCGGAGACCACATGGACGGACGAGGCGGAGAAATGGGACCACCTCAGGCACCTCAGGGTGGTGAAGGTCGTCGGCACGGAGCGTCAGCGGGTCGCCGCGCTTGGGGAAGACGCCGACGTGTATGTGATAGGCCGTGACTCCTTCGTCTGGCTCGTGGCGCACTATGAAGGACGCCTGCCCTTCGACATGGCGGTCATCGACGAGCTTACGTCCTTCAAGTCGCCGAAGAGCCGACGCTTCAAGGCCATGAAGGCCGTGTCGCCACTGTTCCGCCGTGTCGTCGGACTGACTGGCACACCCGCGCCGAACGGACTCATAGACCTGTGGGCACAGCTCTACTGCGTGGACCTCGGTGAGCGTCTCGGCCGTTTCGTCACACGGTACCGCGAGTCCTACTTCTCCGAGCACAGATGGAACAACATCGTGGTGCGCTGCAGTCCGAAGAAAGGGGCCGAGGAGGCCATACGGGCAAAGCTCGCCGACATCTGCCTCACCATGCAGGCGAAGGACTACCTGGAACTCCCGCCGCTGATAACACATGACGTCCGCATACACCTCAGCCCGAGCGTATCGGAAGGCTACAGGCAGTTCGAGCGTGACCGTGTGATGGAGTTCGCAGAGGAGCATTCAGGACAGCCGCAGCACTTGATAGCGCAGAGCGCGGCGGGGCTTATGAACAAGCTGAGCCAGTATGCGGCGGGCGCCGTCTATGACGACGACAAGAATCCAGTGCTGATACACGACGAAAAACTCGACCGTCTCGTCGAACTGATAGAGCAGGCGAACTCCCCCGTGCTGGTGTTCTACCAGTACCGCCACGACATACCGAGAATCCTCGACAGACTGAAAGGCCGCAAGGCCGAGGAGTATAAGACGCCCGACCAGCTGAGAAGATGGAACGGCGGGGACATCGACGTGCTGCTTGCCCACCCCGCCTCCACCGCCTTCGGACTGAACATGCAGCATGGAGGACACTACATCGTGTGGTACGGCACGGGCTGGAACCTGGAGCTGTACCAGCAGGCGAACGCCAGGCTCCACCGCCAGGGGCAGACCAAGCCCGTGATAGTGTACCGCCTCGTGTGCGCCGGCACGGTGGACGAGAGGGCATTGAAGGCCATCGACAGCAAGGCAGGAGTACAGCAGAGCCTCATAGCGGGTCTAAAGGAGCTGAGCAGACTGTACGGGGTAAGCGACAAATTGTCAAATTGCTAAAAAAACTTATAGTATGACACCGAAACAACTTTACGACAGGGACAGACGGAGGTACGAGGAGAGAATCTCCGCCATCGTCATCGAACAGCTGATGAGAGGCATGCAGATAATGGGAAGCCACGGCGAAATTCAGGACTTCCTGGACGAAATAGCCGACATCTCCATCACAACGGCAAGAAGGATGGCTGACAAGATATTCACCGCCGACTGATAAATCCATAAAGTTAAACTTAAACTTTAATAAATTTGCATAATTGAAAGCAAATCACTATCTTTGTGAACGAATAGCAACCGAGAGAGAAAGCGCATGAGCAGAAACCCAGAATATACGAAACTTATCAACACGTGGAGGTGGCAGAAGCTTCGAATGGCTCAGCTGTCTGACACTCCGTTGTGCGAGCGGTGCAGGAGCGATGGAAGGCTCACCCCCGCCACGCAGGTGCACCACGTCGTGCCCGTGGAGTCCACACGTGACCCCGTTGCCATGAAGAACCTGGCATACGACAGGGCGAACCTCATGAGCGTATGCGAGGCCTGCCACAAGGCCATACATGAGGAGCTGAGGCAGATGCAGACCGTCAGGCGCACGAACTGGAAGCAGAACAAGGAGCTCAAGAGAAAGCACCTCGACGAGTACCTTGCAAGGGTCAAGGCGAAGTTTATGGATAACAACCTATGAAACAGCCAATTACAGAACAAAAAAAAGGATAGCACAACAATGTAAAAAGTTGAATATCAACAACTTATGTGGGGGGGGGTATTTTT